CTGGTCATTGCGCCTTCCTACCCGATGCTGCGTGATGCCACGCTGCGCACCTTCCGGCAAGTGGCCGAAGCAACGATAGCCGAGGAGCACATGAGCGAAATGCGCTTGACGCTGCGCAATGGCTCTGAGGTGCTCTTTCGGTCAGCAGACCAACCGGACAGGCTGCGCGGGCCAAACATCAGTTGGGCCTGGATTGACGAAGCCAGCCTATGCGGCGCTGAGACGTGGGACATTACCATTGGCCGCTTGCGTGCAGATGGACGGGCCGGGCCATGCTGGCTTACCACAACGCCGAAGGGGCGGAACTGGGTCTACCAGAAACAGGCGCAGATGACGGTCTTTCGCTCTACCACGGCGGGCAATCCGTATCTGTCCAGAGAGTTTGTGGATTCGTTGCACGCTGCCTATGAGGGGAAATTTGCGCAGCAGGAATTGCTCGGAGAGTTCGTGGGCTTCGACGGCCTGGTCTACGATGAATTTGACCGGGGGCGCAACGTGAAGACGATCCCGACTCGCACTTGGACACGGATATTTGCCGGGGTTGACGAGGGATACACCAACCCGGCGGTAATCCTGATTGTCGGGGAAGATCACGACGGGCGGCTGCACGTGATTCACGAATTCTACCAGCGCAGGCGTCTACAGGCGGATGTGGTCATGGAGGCAAAGCGGCTAATGGCGGAATACCGGGTAGGTGAGTTTGTTACCGATCCATCAGCGGCCGGCCTGATTGCCGATATGCGCAAGGCCGGCATTCCCGCGGTGTCAGCGAACAACGCTGTCATGCCGGGGATTCAGGCAGTCAAGGCCAGGCTCCCCGCGGCCGGCGACACGTTGCCACGGCTGACAATTGACCCTGCCTGCGTAAACCTGCTAAGCGAATTTGAGGGCTACGTCTGGCGTGGGGGCAAGGACGGCTTGAGAGACGAACCTGAGAAAACCAACGACCACGCAATGGACGCCTTGCGTTACGTCGTGGCGAGGGTGAACATGGCGACTGTCAATCGGGCGAGGGTACACAATTGATAGACATCATGCGGTTGACGCCAGAGCAGGTTGAGAGATTCATTCATCTGCAATCCATCATTGACCGGCAGGCGATTGACCGGGAAACGCTCAGGCGCCAGCGTGATTACTACGATGGCAACCATGATGTGCTGCTCAGTGAACGCCAGCGGGATTTCCTGGGCCTGCTCGTGGGCCAGGGCAATGACGCAAACTGGTCGTTCAACCTCATGCGCAACGTCGTTGACACAATCAGGGAGCGCCTTTGCGTAGTAGGTTTCACGGTGGACGGGGAGACGGCGGCAGAATCGGAAGACAACGCCACGCCGGAAGGGGAGCTTGCCGATCTGCTTTGGGACTGGTGGACGGAGAACGATCTGGACACGCTACAGATTGACCTCTACCGCAAGGCGTTGCGGGATGGGGTGGCTTACCTGCTGGTGACATGGGACGAAGAAGCCAACCGGCCTGTGTTTTACGTCCATGCGCAGGATGATGGCTTGGATGGCGTCACGACTCACCTCGACCCTGAGACGCACCTGCCCCAGTATTACGCCAAATACTGGACTACCTACGACCCGCTTAAACCGGGTGCGACGGGCAAAGAGCGCAAAACGGTCTACCTGCCTGGCGAGGTGCGCAAGTACCAGCGGTCGCCGGGCAACGTGTACGGGTGGGAGCCAGCGCAAGACCCTGGTGACCCGTCGTGGCCTTTACCGTGGCTTGGGAAGGATGGCCGGCCCATCGGGTTTGCGGTGTGGTCGTTCCGGGTGCCAGGCGGAAGCGAGCTAAGTCCCTCGGTGCTGGCATTGCAGGACGGCCTAAACGCTTCGATGCTCGACCTGCTTGCTGCGGCGGCGGCGGGCGGGTTCCCGATCATGTCGGTAGAATACGGGGAGAACGTCCAGGCGCCGGTGGTCGCAGCGCCGGACAACGAGGAAGGCGAGGAAGCCGGCATCGAGCTTGCGCCTGGCCGGCTGCTTGAGGTTTACGGCGGGCGGCTGAATCGCCTGCCGCCATCCGACACGCAGCCGATGATAGCGACAGTCTGGACAATGGTCTCTGCGCTTTCAGCCGTGACTGGTGTACCAGCGCATCGCCTGCGGCCATTTGCGGGTGCCGAGGTGCCCAGCGGAGAGGCGTTGAAGCAGCTTGAAGCTGGCCTCGTAGCGAAAGCCACCGAACGGACGCAGGCATTTACAGCGCCCTGGGCTGGCGTGATGACCACGGCCTACCGGCTGGCGCAGCGTTACGGCGTGGGTGATTTGCCGGCCATTGCGACGCCACGCATCAAAGCGGTTTGGGCCGATGTGAACACACGAAGCGAACTGACGCAATCGCAGGTAGGAACGGCGCACAAGGCGCTTGGCGTGCCAGACGAAATGATCTGGCAGAAGGTGCTAGGCTACACGCCGGATGAAGTAGCCGCCTTCCGGGCGTCCAGGCGTCGTGACCAGGCCATGCAAGTTGCGGCGATTGCGGCAAGCCTCAGGCAGGCAGTACCGGCGCAGCAAACGCCAGTTGCACCCGCCAATCCTGCGGCCTTTACTGAGGTACAGCCATGAGCGAACCAATCACGATTTACTGTGTCACGGCGCATGAATGGGCCGCCAGGCACTTCCAGCCGGGCGACGCCATGACGCTCTATGCGCCGTCGTTCGTGCGTGACATGCTGGCCTCTGGCCGGTGGTCATTTGATGCGCTGGTGCCAGCATTGCCACTCGTACCCGTCGAGGTGTCAGCGCCAGTTGAGCCAGCACCGAAGCGAAAGCCACGGCGGCTATAGGTGAATCCGCTTCTGGCCGCACTCGTGGCGGCGGGCGTCATTGACCAGGCAACAGCCGAGCGGTTGAATCGCCAAATGGACTCAGATGCAGCCAGGGCATGGGCCGAGGCGACGCTGGAAAGAGCCACGACAGGCGCGCTGGCCGGCCAGCAGGAACGGCTCATTGGCCTATTGCGTGGGAACAACTTCAATCCGTCCGATGCGCAGTGGCGCCAGTTCTGGCACGACGAAGACGCTCGCCTGTGGGCCGATTTGAGCGATTCATACCGGGATGTGGCTTCGGAGAGGGCCGCAGCCAGGGCGATTATCACGGCCCAAGACTGGTCAACCTGGGAGTTTTTGAACCGCGACGTAGATGAATGGGTCAACGCCTACTACACGTCACCCGGACTACTAGATGTGGGCAGCGTGCCGAACCTTAACACGACAGCCAGGGAGCAGGTAGCAGAAGCCTTTCTGCGCTGGACACGGGGAGGGCGTGACCTGGAGCCGGGGGCCGATGGCGGATTGCCGGTGCTCGTTGGACAGCTTGAGCCGGTTTTTGGGCCGATGCGTGCCAAGCGGATTGCGGTCACGGAGACGACCAGAATTTTTGTCGAGGGCAACCGGTCAGTGAACGATGACAATCCGGTCATCACGGGCTATCAGGTGTTGACGGCGGCAGACGAGAGGGTTTGTCCGATTTGCGGCCCGCTGCACGGGGTATTCCGTGAGAAGGCCAGCCGGACGTATCAGCACCCGACAATAGGCGGGATTGCCGGGCCGCCGTTTCACGTCAATTGCCGGTGCGACGAAATCGAAGCCACGGCGCAGACGCAGGGCATTGCCCTCAACTCGCCGTGGCAGTACACGGAGCCACCGCCGAAAGGGTCAAAGGCAACGAAGACGCCGACGCCGGCGGTTGATTCAAACAGCGGGCCGGAAGTACGTAAACGACTTGCAGAGATCAATGACCCAATCAGTGAACAACTTGCAGCACTAAACGCTGAGATAGCAGTTTACTGATGGAAGTCACGATTCGCATTGAAGACGCCAGAGTGCGGGCCATGTTGGCCCTGGCGCCGGGGCGCATCCAAATCGCCATGAATCGAGCCATGACGGATGCCACGGTATTGTTGCTCAGGCGCATGAAGGAGTATCCGCCGCCGCGGCCAAATCAGCAGTACGTGCGGACAAACACGCTCAAGCGTTCGTGGTCACGAGAGGTTGTCTGGCGAGGCGCCGATGTGACAGGCCGGGTGGGTAGCAACTCCGACATGGCGCCCTACAACCGGGAAGTGCAGGACGCAGAGGTACAGGGGCCTCTATTCAGGGGCCGATGGCAAACGGTGCAGTCCGTTGCGAGAGACGAACAGCGAACGATTGTCAGGATGTTTGACG